CTTGCCGAACATATCGAAGAAGACGAGCTGGAGATCATTGCCAGTGATCTCATAGATTCATTCTTGTCTGACCGTGAGAGCCGTAAAGACTGGGCGTCTGCATATACTAAGGGTCTAGACCTCCTCGGACTGAAGATCGAGGATCGTACCCAGCCTTGGCCCGGCGCATCTGGCGTATACCACCCAATGCTGACCGAGGCCGTTGTGCGATTCCAAGCGCAGGCTATGGGTGAGCTGATGCCCGCATCGGGGCCCGTCCGCACAAAGATCATGGGCAAGCTGACGCCAGAGAAGGCAGCGCAAGCCCAGCGCGTCCAAGACGAGATGAACTACCTGATCACAGAAGAGATGTCCGAGTACCGCGATGAGCTGGAGCAGATGTTGTTCCGCCTTCCGCTAGCCGGCTCTGCGTTTAAGAAGACATACTACGATCCGATCTACGAGCGCCCCACGTCCATTTTTGTTCCGGCGGAAGACTTTATCGTGTCCTACGGCGCGTCAAACTTGCGAATCTGCCCACGATATACGCACGTGATGAAGAAGACGGAGAACGAAGTTCGTGAGCTACAGGTGGTCGAGTTCTACCGGGACGTCGATCTACCTGACCCAGAAAAAGACCTGACGGACATCGAGGAAAAGTACAACGAGCTGGCTGGCGAAGATGTACCATACGATGACGACTCGCGGCGCACGCTGCTTGAGATGCACGTCGACATCGACCTACCGGAACCGTTTGACGATGAAAATGGGGTAGCACGCCCATACGTGATTACGATTGATAAGACGTCCAAGACCATCCTGTCGATCCGCCGGAACTGGAAGGAAGAAGATACCAAGAAGCGCAAGCTTATGCACTTCACGCACTACCCATATCTGCCGGGCATGGGCTTCTACGGCACGGGATTGATCCACCTGATCGGTGGACTGGCTAAGTCTGCTACGTCAATCATGCGTCAGCTAATTGACGCGGGTACGCTGTCTAACCTGCCCGCTGGTCTGAAGTCTCGCAGCCTGCGCATCAAAGGCGACAACACTCCGATTATGCCCGGCGAGTGGCGCGATGCTGACGTTACGGGTGGTACGCTACGAGACAGCTTGTTCCCAATGCCGTACAAGGAACCCTCGGGCGTGCTGTACCAGCTGCTTGGCAACGTGGTAGAGGAAGGCCGCCGCATCGGTTCCGTGGCTGACATCCAAGTTGGCGACATGAGCGCAAACGCCCCAGTTGGAACGACGCTGGCTCTGCTCGAGCGCAGCTTGAAAGTTATGTCCGGTGTGCAGGCACGCCTGCATGCGGCGATGAAGCAAGAGCTGCGTATCCTGTCGCGGATTATCCATGACTACATGCCCGCGGAATATGCCTACGAGGTAGAGGGCGATTTCAGCCGCATCGACGACTTTGATGGCCGTGTGGACGTGATTCCTGTCTCCGATCCTAACGCCGCGACTATGGCTCAGCGGATTATGCAGTATCAAGCCGCCCTGCAGTTGGCACAACAGGCCCCGCAGCTCTACGATATGGGCAGACTGCACCAGCAGATGCTGGGTGTTCTTGGTATCCAAGACGCGTCCGAGATCATCAAACTGCCCGGGGATATCAAACCTTCCGATCCTGTCGCGGAAAATATGGCACTGCTGCAGCAAACCCCAGTCAAGGCGTTCTTGTACCAAGACCACGAGGCGCATATCGCTGCGCACATGGCCGCACTGCAAGACCCCAAGATTTCCCAGATGGTTGGGCAGTCGCCGTTTGCGGAAGCAATCCAGTCCGCCGCCATGGCCCACGTCACCGAGCACCTTGCTTATCAGTATCGCAAAGAGATTGAGATGCAGTTGGGCGTACCGCTGCCGGCAGAGGGCGAGCAGCTTCCAGAGGACGTCGAGGTGCAGTTGTCTCGTGTCGTCGCGCAGGCCGCAGCAAAGCTGTTCAACAAGAACCAAGCCGAAGCCGCACAGCAGCAGGCAGAGCAGCAGGCGCAAGACCCGCTGACGATCATCCAGATGAAGGAGCTCGAGCTGAAAGAGCGTGAGCTGGATCACAAGATCGGACTCGACACTAAGAAGCTGGAGATCAGCGCAGCCACGAGCGCCGGTAACTTGTACATCCAGCAGGAGCGCGTCGAGAGCGAGAACGACCGCGCGGCCGCAAACACAATGGCTAAGCTGGCCACAGACGCAGTGTCCGCCAATACAAAGGCTCAGGTAGACGGCGGGCGTCTGGCAATCCAAGCGGCGCAAGTCCTACAGCAGCGCAACATTACTCCGGGTGGTAACTGATGGAAGATACGATATTTGCCCTACTCCTACGGGATATCCGCTCGAAAAAAGACGTGATTCGAGACACCCTCGCGGGGGGCGGGGCGGCATCTTTCGAGGAATACTGCAAACTTGTAGGTGAGTATTCCGCATACGACCGCGTAGAAGGTGACATAAAGTACCTAGAGGAAAGATTTATTGCGAACTGACACTATATAAGGTAGTAGTCCCACTAACACGGATAGTCCGTGCAAGGCACTGTGAGCCTGAATCACTGCAGGAGATAATATGTACGCAGCAAACAAAATTGAGGACGAGAACCTAAAAGCGCGGCTACCCGAGCCGTCAGGATATCGCCTCCTTATTGCCATCCCAGAAGTCAGCGAGAAGACAGAGGGTGGTGTTTTTGTCCCAGACCAGCTCAAGAAGGCCGAGGAGACAGCATCCATTGTTGGATTTGTTGTCAAAGCGGGCCCAGAAGCTTACGGCGACGTCAACAAATTCCCGAATGGCCCTTGGTGTAAAGAGGGCGACTTCGTGATTTTCCGTTCCTACTCCGGCACACGCTTCAAAGTGCTGGGTAAGGAGTTCCGCCTTATCAATGACGACACAGTTGAAGCTGTTGTCGAAGACCCACGGGGGTACAGCCGAGCATGAACTTTGGTGACGCAATCAGCGCCCTCAAAGAGGGCACGCGCGTTTCGCGCACTGGATGGAACGGTAAAGGTATGTGGTTGGAGCTTCAACGCCCAGATGCGCATAGCAGGATGACCCTTCCATACATCTATATGAAAACTGCACAGGACGACTGCGTCCCGTGGCTGGCTAGCCAGACGGATATGTTGGCCGAAGACTGGGAGATCACGGCATGAGCGCGCAAGATAACGAGATTGAAGTCGATTTGGACGACAACAACGAGCTACAGATCGAAATCCAAGACGATACTCCGGAACGAGACCGGGGTAAGCCCAAGGCACCCGACAAAACGGAAACCCAAGATGGCGCCGATGACGAAGACCTCGAGGGCTATTCCGAGAGCGTCAAAAAGCGAATCAGTAAGCTGAAGTTTGACCAGCACAATGAGCGCCGGGCCAAAGAAGACGCTGTACGACTACGCGAGGAAGCTATCTCTTATGCGGAAAAAATCCGTAAGGAGAACGAAGAGCTTCGTAAGGCATACGCTGAAGGGGAAACAGCATTTATTTCTCAGTCAAAGGCCCGCGTGGATAGCGAACTCGCCGCCACACGTGTTGCCTACAAAGCCGCATACGAGAGTGGCGACGCTGATGCCGTACTTGCAGCACAGGAAAAGCTGATTGAGCTGCAAAATCAGTCCGAGCGTATCTCCAACTACAAGCCACGCCCTACGGCTCCGACTGAGGCTCCGAAGGCAGCCCCAAATATTCCTAAACCCGATGATCGCGCCATGAAATGGGCCGAGGAAAACCCGTGGTTTATGAAAGATAAGGCCATGACGGGTTACGCCATGGGTGTGCACGAGAATCTGGTCGCAGAGGGAGTTGATCCTAAGAGCGATTTGTATTACTCTAAGATTAACGAAGCGGTTCGCCGCACGTTTCCGGATAAGTTTGACGACGGGATCACTGAGGAAAAAGCACCTCGACGTCAGGCTGGCCCCGTGGTCGCCCCCGCTGCTCGCAGCACAAAAGCACCACGCAAGGTCGTGCTAACCTCAACCGAAGTCGCTCTCGCCAAGCGCCTAGGTGTACCGATTGAGAAATATGCGGCGCAAAAACTGAAGGATATGCAAAATGGCTGACCGGACACCACGAACCCTCGAGACCCGCGAAGTGACGGGCTCCCGCAAAAAAACGTGGAAGCGACAGTCTATGCTGCCTACCCCCGAACCCCGCAATGGACTTAGCTTCCGCTGGATTCGCACAGCTACACTGGGTAACGCAGACATGACCAATGTCTCTGCAAGGTTCCGCGAGGGCTATACACCGGTTAAGTCCGCTGACTATCCTGAGCTGCAAATTATGTCTGACGTTGACTCGCGATTCGCAGGCAACGTCGAAGTGGGTGGACTTTTGCTGTGTGCCTCGTCGTCGGAAGACGTAGATGCACGGGTTGAAGGGCAACTTGAGATCGCTCAAAACCAGATCGACTCTGTTGACCGTAACCTCATGCGAGAATCTGACTCACGTATGCCCCTGCTTCGGCCGGAGCGTACTAGTAAGACCTCATTCGGTAAGTGATCTTACCGGTAACAAAACTGTAGATGAAGGAGATACCCAATGGGTACCGTAAACGCCCCCTTCGGTCTGCGTCTGACTGGCCGTCTCGACAATGGTTCTCTGGAGGTTTTCCGCCAGTACCCCATCGCGTCGGGCTTGGCCGTCAATATCGCTGCTGGAGACATCGTCAACCTAGTTGACAACGGCACTTCGACCACGATTACCAAGCAAACTGGTACGGGCGACACTTCGACCGATATCGCAATGCTGGGCGTGTTCGTAGGTTGCACCTACACCGACCCATCGACCAACCAGATCACGTTCAGCAACATGTGGCCCACGGGCACTGTGGCTTCTGACGCTCTGGCGTACGTCGTTGATGACCCACAGGCTCTGTACGTTGTAATGGCTGATGAGGCCATCACCAACTCCTACGACATTTACGGTAAGAACGCCGCAATTGTTCAGGGTGCGGTGAACACCACGTTCAAGGCTTCGCGCGTTGCGCTCGATGCGTCCACCATCGGCACCGACGCAAACCTACCGCTGCGCATTATCGACTACGTCGGTGGCCCACGCGGTGACGAGCCCGGCACTGCATTCCCGCTGTTGGTCGTGAAACTCAACTACACGCAGCTTACCGCTGCTGTAGGCGTATAAGGAGGGCTAGCACATGGCTATTTCACGCGCACAGGCACTCAAAGAACTTCTGCCGGGCTTGAACGCCCTGTTTGGTCTTGAGTACGCCAAATACGAAAACGAGCACGTCGACATCTATGAGACCGAAACCTCCGAACGTTCGTTCGAAGAAGAAGTCAAGTTGAGCGGCTTCGGCGCAGCTCCAGTTAAACCTGAAGGCTCGGCCATCACGTTTGACAACGCACAGGAATCGTTCACCGCTCGTTATAACCACGAGACGGTGGCCATGGGCTTCTCGATTACCGAAGAAGCTATGGAAGATAACCTGTACGACTCGCTGTCGGCTCGTTACACCAAGGCACTGGCTCGCGCCATGGCCTACACGAAGCAAGTTAAGGCAGCCTCGCTGCTGAACGCAGGCTTCACCACGTTCCTGTCTGGTGATGGCGTAACCTTGCTAAATTCGGCGCACCCAACTGTTGCTGGTGGCACGAACGCAAACCGCCCAACCACTGCTGCCGACTTGAACGAGACCTCGTTGGAACAAGCTGTCATCGACATCGCAGCTTACAAAGACGAACGCGGCCTGCTGATCGCAGCCCGTCCTCGCAAGTTGATCATCCCGCCAAGCCTGATGTTCGTGGCAACTCGTTTGTTGCAAACTGAACTGCGTGTCGGCACCGCTGATAACGATATCAACGCTATCAATAGCAATGGTTCGATCCCCGGCGGCTATGGCGTCAATCACTACCTGACCGACAACGACGCGTGGTTCCTGACCACCGACGTGCCCAACGGCATGAAGCACTTTGTGCGTATTGCCCTGAGCCAGTCAATGGATGGCGACTTTGATACAGGCAACGTGAGGTATAAAGCCCGCGAGCGTTACAGCTTTGGCGTGTCAGACCCGCTCGCTATTTATGGATCGCCGGGCGCATAAGCTAACAAAATCAATGAGTTAAGGCCCGCTTCGGCGGGCCTTTTCTTTTGACTTGACTAAAAAATACCCATCTCTTATGTTACCTGTGTCGAAAATAAGAGGTAAAAATGGACTACCCAAAAACCAGAAAAGAAGCTAAGCTGCTTGGCGCAACTCACTATTTTACCGGAGAGCCATGCGCGCGTGGACATGTGGCTCCGCGGAAAACTAAAGGCGTTTGTGTAGAGTGCATGAAAGAGGACTGGGCCGCAGATAATGAGCGTCGGAAATCGAAGCCTAAATCCGACGCTGCCAAGGCCGCAGGGCGTAAGTACTATGAGCAGAACCGTGAGCTGGTAAAAGCCCGCTCAGTTTCTCGTCCGAGAGAACACCTACAAAAGCACAGAGATGCGTGGAAAACTAAAAATCCAGAACTTGTGCAGGCATCCGCAAACGCATGGAAGCGTAGGGCTAGAGAAGCGGCACCTAAGTGGCTG